ATGGTTGCACTCAAAGAGAAAGAATTCACAAATGTGCGAAAGTGGATTGTGCATAATCTTGACAATGACCCTGTACGTATTTTTCGTAGGATTTATGATAATCTTTACAGTCATGTGGATGGTAGCACGATACCTCATGCAGTTCTTATACTTGCAAAGTATCAGTATCAGTCAGCATTTGTGGCCGACCAAGAAATAAACTTACTAGCATGTCTAACCGAAATAATGGTAGACGTGAAATGGAAATAGATAATGTATGAATTAAAAGAATATTTAAAAGCTATCAATTCTTCCAAAGAAAAACTTATGGATGGTGAAGATGACATGTGGGAAAAGAAATATCCAGCATATATTGTGAATAAATGTCTTGCTCCATTTCAAGATACTATCTTCCTAGTAAATGAGATGAATATGAATCATCAGATAGATAATAAATTGCAGTTTGATTTTTTACTAAATACTCTTAGAACAAGGCAAAGATACACGCCTTGGTTGAAAGCGAAGAAAGAAAAGTATTTAGAATGTGTTAAAGAGTATTATGGTTATGGTAATGAAAAAGCTAAGTCAGCTCTTAATATACTAAATGATGAACAAATCGAAACTATCATGAATAGGTTGAACAAAGGCGGAAAAAATGGAAAATAATATACAATGGACACAGGAGCAGATGTTTGAGGTTCTACTAAAAGAACCAGATGACTTCTTAAAGATTAGAGAAACATTATCTCGTATCGGAGTTGCTTCCAGAAAGGAAAAAAAGTTATATCAGTCTTGTCACATACTACACAAACAAGGAAGATATTATATAGTACACTTTAAAGAATTATTTGCACTTGATGGTAAGGAAACAAACTTATCAGAAAATGACATTGCAAGAAGAAATACAATAGTGAAACTTCTAAGTGATTGGGGATTAGTAGAAATGAAAGCTACACCAGAACCTATCGCACCACTAAGTCAAATTAAAATTATTTCTTTTAAAGAGAAAGATGAGTGGATGTTGGAAACTAAATATAACATAGGTAAAAAGAGAGAGGCATAATTATGGCTTATTCAGATAAAGTTTTAGACCATTACGAGAATCCTAGAAATGTAGGAACACTTGATAAAGAAGACTCATCAGTTGGTACTGGTATGGTTGGAGCTCCAGCATGTGGAGATGTCATGAAACTACAAATCAAAGTAGGTGATGATGGTATCATAACAGATGCAAAATTTAAAACTTATGGATGTGGTTCTGCAATCGCATCATCAAGTTTATTAACTGAATGGGTTAAAGGACAAAGTTTAGATGCAGTTGAAAAAATTAAAAATAGTGATATTGCAGAAGAACTTGCACTACCACCTGTAAAAATCCATTGTTCAGTTTTGGCAGAAGATGCCATCAAAGCTGCACTTGCAGATTATAAGGGTAAACAAGAAGCAATGGGAAAATGGCAACCTAACTCAGAGTAAATATATTATGAAAAACTTTCAATCTTTCATCACAGAAGAAAATGTGAATGATGGTGATATTCAAATAGCTGTTCTTACTAAAGTTTCTTCTTCAAAAGAAGAAGTGGTTTCAAATCAACTTAAAAAATATTCAGATAAAAATAATATTCCATGTCATATTGTTAACACAAATGAAGCATGGGTATCAGATAACGATTTAGAAAAAGGCACTTTAACTATATCAAATGTAGAGGGAGAAAGACTAGACTTTGATGTATCCAAAACAGTCGTGTTTGTTAGAGCAGGAGTATTAGATAATGAAGTAGGACTTGCATTACTTTCTACTTTTGAAAAGGCAGGTGCATTCATGATTAACAGCCGAGATGGTATGTTAACTTGTGATAATAAAATGACATCATATATTACCTTTAATCAAAATGGAATACAAACACCAAAAACATCATTGATTAATAATGAAGATTCAGTACAAGATGCACACAAAAGAATTGGTGGAAAATTTCCAGTCATAATAAAAACGATAACTGGTACACAAGGTATTGGTGTATCAATAGTAAATGATTTTAAAAGTATGATATCTGTTGTTCAATCATTATGGAAATTTAATGCAGAACTACTAATACAAGAATATCTAGAAATGCCATTTGATGTTAGAACTATTGTAGTAGATGGTGTTATTATTGCTTCTACCAAAAGAGTAAAACCAAAAGAAGATTTTCGTTCTAATAGACATAGAGGGGCAGAAACATTTCCTTACAAACTTTCACAGGATGAAATAGATTTAATATTAAATGCATATCGTTCTACTGGTGCATACATGGTTGGAGTAGACCACTCAATTGTAAATGGTAAAGCATATATTTTAGAGTGTAATGGTTCGCCTGGCATTGGTTCTAATTTTGGAAATGGTAAAGGTGAAAAAACAACCAACGAAAGATTAATTGAAAAAGTAGTTACACACATTGGAAAAGTTTCAAGTCGTTTCATGGGAGCAACACAGACTGCTGGATATGTAGAGAGATTAGAAATTGTAGGACTCGGCCCATTTCGTGCTAAGTTTGATACAGGGAACGGAACTAAAGCATCCATGTTTCATGTAGATAAATTAGAGATAAAGGGCAAGACGGCAAGATGGGAAAGAGATGGTAAAAAATTTACTAACAATATTATTGGTGTATCTAGGCCTGTTCATGTAGACCAGATAGATAAAAGACCAATCGTATTAGTAGATTTAAAATTTAATAATAAATTATATAAAGATGTGCCACTAGGATTAACGACAAGGGATTCTAAAAGTACATTCTTAGTTAACAGAGAATTGCTATCTAGACTAAAGGTAGCAGTAAACCCAGACAGAAAATTTGTTCTTTCTAGTTACATAGAAAGAGGTGATAAATCTGACACAGACCAAAGGTGAATAAAATGATGATAGATGCGTTAAGAAAAAAATATGAAGCTGAAGTTGCAGCTGCAAAAGTAAACATTGATGTTTATATAAAGAATCCAGCTGGTATCGGTGAACACCCAGATTTAGTTGGAGCAGTAGATTTAGAAATGACCAAGTTGGCAGATGCTTCTGATAAACTTGCAACACTAAACACATTCTATCCAGAAACTGCAGAAGAATTTTTACAAGAAGAAATAAAATATTGATTGACAAAACCTGTTTGAGCATGTTATAATCACCTATACTACTGAGAATACTATATTATGCAATTTTATACTAACGTGACGCCTTGGGGCAATACTCTACTTGTTAGAGAATATGTGAATGGAGAAAGAATTAATCGAAAGGTTAAATATTCACCCACTCTTTTCTGTAAAGTAATCAAAGAAACCAAACACAAAACCCTTGATGGGCAATTTGTCACACCTGTAAAACACGATACAATTAAAGAGGCAAAAGAATGGCTAAAATCTTATGCAGACCAACCACATCTAATCTTTGGTAATACTTTATTTCAATATAATTATATTGCAGATGAATATCCTAATCATGTAAAATGGGATGTAGATAAAATTCTTGTTGTAACTATGGATATAGAAGTTGCATGTGAAAATGGTTTTCCAAATCCTGAACAAGCAATCGAACCATTACTAGCAATTACAATTAAGAATCATCAGAACAAACAAATATTAGTTTGGGGTATAGGTGAATACAAAAATTCAAGAGAAGATGTTACTTATGTAAAATGTGATACAGAAGAAAAATTGATACAAGAGTTTTTATCTTTCTGGCAATCAAATCAACCAGATATTATTACAGGTTGGAATACAGAGTTTTTTGATATACCATATATATGTAATCGTATTAAAAATTTATATGATGAAAAAGAAGTGAATAGACTTTCGCCTTGGGGCCATGTTTCAGGTAGAGAAGTTTTTAAAATGGGTAGAAAACATCAAGTGTTTGACATACAAGGAATATCACATTTAGATTATTATGATTTGTATAGGAAGTTTACATATACCAATCGTGAGAGCTACAAACTTGACCATATTGCACACGTAGAGTTAGGGGAGTCTAAAGATGACAATCCATACGAAACATTCCGAGAATGGTACTTAAAGGACTTCCAATCGTTCATTGACTACAACATACAAGATGTAGAAATCGTGGATAGATTAGAGGACAAAATGAGATTGATTGAACTATGTTTAACTATGGCTTATGATGCTAAAGTTAATTATATGGATGTACTTGGTTCAGTTAAATATTGGGATATATTAATTTACAATGAACTTCGAAAGAAAAATATTGTTATCCCACAAAAAACAATACAAACTAAATCTGAAAAGTTTGAAGGTGCATATGTAAAAGACCCACAAGTTGGTTTACATAAATGGGTAATGTCGTTTGATTTAAACTCACTATATCCACATCTGATTATGCAATATAACATTTCACCAGAAACATTAATTGGTAATCAAAAAGTTAAAAATATGACTGTTGATAAAATGTTAGATAAAAAAGTAGATACATCAGTATTAGATGGTGTAACTCTTACACCAAATGGAGCTTTGTTTAAAACAACTACGAAAGGTTTTCTACCTGAACTCATGCAAAAGATGTATGATGACAGAGTAAAATACAAACAGTTGACTTTAGAAGCAAAGAAAGAATATGAAAAAACTAAAGACCCAAAACTTAAAAAAACAATTTCGAAATTTAATAACATCCAAATGGCCAAAAAGATTTCTCTTAATAGTGCATATGGCGCTCTTGGTAATGTCTGGTTTAGGTATTATAATATTTTGGTCGCTGAAGCAATTACTACCAGTGGTCAATTTGCTATTCGTTTTATTGAACGTGCTCTTAATGGGTATCTTAATAAAATACTTAAAACAGATGGAGAAGATTACATTATTGCATCAGATACGGATTCAGTGTATATTTGTTTTGACAAACTTGTTGGCAAAGTATTCAAAGATGAAACCGACAAATCCAAAATCGTTGACTTCTTGGACAAAGTGGCTACAGATAAAATCGAACCTTTTATTGATAAGTCTTATCAGGAACTCGCTGAATATGTAAATGCATACGAACAGAAAATGCAAATGAAAAGAGAAGTAATTGCAGACAAAGGAATTTGGGTTGCAAAGAAAAGATATATATTAAATACACATGATGTTGAAGGTGTTCG